CCCGTTCTACGCGAGCGAGCCTTGGGCACTCAATGCAACCGTTGTCGGCGCATCGAACGCGGGCGCAAACGGTCTGTTGATTGGTGCTTACACAGCGTCTATTCGTGGTTCGGTAACTGTTCCTACGACCGTGACCAACATCGTCACTGGTTTGGACTTCAACGCGGGTAACCCGGCGTTGGCACAAGGTGCGGTTCTTGGATTTGTTGTCGGCGTAACGTTCGGTACCTCGGACCCGTCGAACAAAGCATCCTTGACCCAGTTCACCATCGAAACCTAATCCCTAGGGGCGGCGCAAGTCGCCCCATCTTTTCCCTGTTGGCTGGGACTCCGACACAAACGAGACCACCACGGGTATCGGGTGAAATCCCCGGCAGGTCGAGTTATAGCCCCGACAAATTTTAAAGGACATTATGTTCGACCCCAGTGCATTAACCTTGGGGCAGGTATCATCAGTACTTCGAGACTTCACGGTAGTTGGCGTTCTTCTGACAATCGCGTGGAAATCGCGCGGCGTGTATGAAGCGGCGAAGAGTTTCTTTAAGCGCCTGACGACACACATGGACGTGATGGAGCGCGGAATGGATACGCTTCTTACGAACCACCTGTCTCATATCGAAAAGAGTTTGAAGCAAATGACTCGACAGCAGGTTCGCGCGACCGAGAACGAACAGGTCCAGTACGAGCTTGATGACGAGCTCAGAAGTAACGATGCCAGCAAAATCTAAGGCACAGCGTATTGCGATGGCAATTGCAGAGCATCATCCGGAAGACCTGAACGAAAAGAACAAAGGTCTGGCTGACATGACGCACAAGCAATTGCATGAGTTTGCTGCGACCCCAGAAAAACATTTGCCGACTTACGCCCACGCGCGAGCGGCTCGGAAACAGGAGTAGTCATGAGTGAACAAGCAACGATGGGAACAACCGGGCCAGAAGCGCTAGGTCCGGAAGCAACACTCCGCAACGGTTCAAAGCCGAGCGGCAACGGCGGATTGAAGGCACCGGGCAACTCGCAAGCTGCAACCGAGAACACCACGTCTGACGGAGGTTCCAATTTGGAGTCTCTAAGACAGGGTTCTAAGCCGAAGCCGGAAGCGGTCAAGGAAGTTACTTACGACCAGTCTTGCCTAGCAAAGGCTCGTGCAATGTATAACGAAGCGACGCACGGCGCAAACAAGTCGAACGAAGCAGAAGACAACGATTAATTTTGACCTTGGGCTGGCGATGTGGAAGAACCCGTCTCCAACTCAGGGCCTGACGGGCGCACTCCGGAAATGATGCCGGAACGCCGAAAGGCGTCTTCCTAAGCTCACCTAAGACGTGATGCAGAAGAGCACGCATCGTCAGCGGCCCAGCATTTCAAAGAGGATATATGAAGAAGCACAAGTTCAGCCACACGGTGATTGAACACCATGCAGACAATTCACACACGGTTCACCACATCCATGAGAAGCACGGGCATTACGATAGCACGCCCAAGCGCGATGGTGACGTGAAGCATGCTGCGGGCGACCATGACAGTCTCATGGATTCAATGATGGACCACACGAGCGCACCGAACGCGGGCGAAGGCAACGACGCGGCTAACCAGCCGATGCCGGGTGCTGGCGCACCTCCTCCGGGCGCAGCGGGCGCACCACCGGCGGTGGCGTAATGGCAAAGCACGACGTATCTCTTTATAGAGCAATGCACGGACTCAGAAAAGGCGGACTTCATCGCGCGCTCGGCGTTCCCGAGGGAGAGAATATTCCGGCTGAGAAGTTAGAGGCCGCGAAGAATTCAAAGAATGAGCACGTGCGTCATATGGCGAACTTCGCTCACACGATGGGTCGCTTCAAGCACTAATCGCAATGAAGATTCCGGATAAGGCAGTCAAATTTTTTCAGTCCGCCATCAACGGCAACGTCGCCTCGAAGTTCTTCGGCCTCTGGATGGGTCGTTGCACATTCTTTGCGCTACTGTTCTCTGCTGTCGGATTATACGGTTGGCTACATCTTAACCGTGATTTGACATCGTTCGCGTTGTTCGCGGGCGCGATTCAAGCGCTGCTTCTAGCGCACAGCTACAAGCAAGACGTCGCGGCCCAGCAGGCACAAACGACGACAGTTGTAAACGATATTACAGTTCAGAAGTAACGGCAACAGAAGACGAACAAGGCACCATTCTTCTCGCCGAATCCCCGGGTACGCCCAGATGAAATTTCTTCGCAAATTTCCGTATTGGTATCTGCTGGCAATTCCAGCCCTGCTGTTCGCAGCGGGTGTTGCATCCAATCAAGTTGTCTTGGTTGCTAATCATGGTAAGTTTCCTGTAGCAATGAACGCTATGTGGATGGACAAGTTTTGTTCCCCGCCCGTAGCAAATACAGACGACGATGCCTACGAAGAAGAAGTCGCCTACATCGCTCACATCCCGACTAGCTCCTGCAAGAAGGGCGGCGAGATGATTGACGATACACACAGTGTCATGGGGCCAAACTCTCACTTCAAAGCACTGGCCGATATTTTCCCTCTAGGGCACGCAATCTACAGTGTTGGCGATGGCTTACTTTACTTAGGTGATTGGCTACTCTCTTTCACGCCAATCATGTGGTTGGCGCTCACGATTCGAAAACTTTTTGTAACATCATAAGGAACTCACATGGCAGACGGAATTTCACAAGCAAACGCAGCACTAGCAAGCGCCAGGAAGGCGCTCTCGGACGCAGACAATTCTCCCGTCGGCACGAAGTCAGGACATTCTAACTTCACCCCGAAGAAATCAGGAGGAGCCCCGGCAACAGATTATTCCCACGCGCGCGCGGCACGCCCGGGCGGCGGGAGTTTCATGGGCGTGAAGGCAGACCAAGGCCCGGAATTGAAGGCAGCAAGCGAATCGCACGACAATGCAGTAAAGGCACTTAATCAATAACCCAATGAGGACTCATGGCAACATCAGAACAAGCGAAAGAGGCAGCCCGTCGTAGACAGGCGAATAAGCGCGCCCGCGACAAGGGAATGCCGGAACCATATCCGGTAACTGATGTTGTTGTAGAGGAAGAAGAAAAAGGCCTAAAGCTGAAAGAGCATCACGACAATCTTGCGTGGGCTCAAGAACTCGATGCTAGCGAACTATTTTACAAGAGCGAGTGCCGCAGCACGGTACACCTGTTGGCGATTTACGAAGGTAACGCGACCACAGTCATCGGCGAGGAAGATGAGCAAGTCATCGACCCCAAGACCGGAAAGAAGAAGAACAATCTCCCAGTTCCGGTCTCTCAAACGATTCAGATTCGCGCGATTCAAGTCGGTGATACCAAGATTGACCCAATCAGCAAGGAGCACCGCAAGACCTACGAGGTCGACCGGGTAGTTTCATTTCGTGATTGGCTCGACCTACGCGACAAAGCGCGCAAGAATCTGTTCTGGCTTGGCCGCTTGTTGGGCAAGGGCCTCTTTCACGATACGCACGGAATGATTTGCGATGCGTTCGTGCAGAAAAATTTTGACGGGATGTATTTCCCAGACTGTACGTTTGACGACGTTCACGAGATGATTGGGAAGCAAGAGCGCTTCGATGTGGACGGTCACGAGACCCGCACGCTGATGCTGTTCGCTCCCCGTTCGGGATACAAGTCAACCATCGACGGTTTGGATATGACGCAGTGGATGTTGAACTGCCCGGATATCCGCATCATGGTTATGACTTCGGTCAAGGACCTGTCTAAGCAGTTGATGCGAGAAGTGAAGGGGTACTTCTATCTTCCTCCGCGTGGAAAGCCATCTGCCTTTCAGATGCTCTTTCCTGAGTACATTCTGACGGGCATAGACGGTCGCTCAGAGCAGCCGATTACTTGTCCGGCGCAGTTATTCGATTCGAAGGAACCACATGTCTGGGTTACCTCGCTCGATTCATCATTCGTTGGTCAACGTTGCGATATCAGAAAGCTGGACGACATCGTCGATGACAAGAACTCAGCGAACGAGGAACTGCGCGAGACGCTGAAAGAAAAGATTAAGTCGACCAACGCGCTCGTCGAGCCGTGGGGATTCACAGACATTATCGGTACCCGCTACTTCACGACGGATTGGTATGGTTGGCGCATGGGGCTCACCCCGGATGAAGACGACGCCAGCGCGACAGAGCCTTTCAAGTATTTGTGCATCTCTTGTTGGGCAATAAAACTGGAGCACGCGGTTCTTTACTCGCAGCTCCTAGATAAGAAGAACGGCATTTTTGAAATCACAGAAGACATGGTCGAGCTGTGGTTCCCGTACAAGCTGAACTGGAAGGCGCTCCGCAGCAAGATGAAGGAGTACAAAGAGCGCGGCTTTAAGAATCAGTACTTGAACATCGCGACCGACCCTTCGGAAATTACCAACATGGTGACGCACTTCGATAAAGAAGTGCTACGTCGTCATACGTATACGAAGACCGCCGCACCGACAAGCGGGGAGTTGATTGTAACAATCGACTGGGCCTATTCGGAAAACAAGACATCAGATTTTTCTGTTCTCGCGGCAATTCGTCGCCACGTTCGCGAAGACGGGACACAAGAACTAATCGTGATGGACATTGATTACGATAAGTGGAAGGCTTCTGACCTCGCGTCTCACATCGTACTGTTTTTGAGAACGCATAAGCCGACCCGTACTTTCATCGAAGCATCAAACGGAATCGACCTGCTGATGATGGCGATTCGCGCGTACGCGATGAAATACAACTGTGTCGAAGTTTTAAGCAGCATCATAAAGGTCGAGACGGGCAACACGCTGAATGAGAAGGCGAACCGCATCAAGACTTTGGAAGTGTTGTTGGCTGATGACCGACTTCACTTTGTTTCCGGTCCTTGGATTGACGAGCTGTATAAGCAGTTCGAGAGATTCAACGGAGAGACTAAGAAGGGCCGAAAGGATGATATCCCGGATGCCATTTCTCAAGCATCTCGAACTCTCCCAGCGGAGATGTTCGTTCGCGTCAGATTGACTCCAGAAGAAGAGAGTCAGAAACACGAAGATGAAGAGAGAGCGGAAAGACGACGTCTCGTCAGAATGCAGCACGACGCGATGTTCTCTGGTACGCCTTACAGCCAGATTACGAATCAATCTCCTACGATACACGCGCCCACGTGGAAACAATATCTACGCGGCGAGAGAGGAAACCAGACCAAACCACCGGAGCCGGAACAACCGGAACCAGCAAAGCCCGTGGACCCGAGAATGATTATCTTCGGCAACAAAGGGCCGTGGAGACTTTAGACAGCCCCGCGCCGGGGCACACGCAGACGCCTTAATCGGCGGCACGTAATGTCAAGGACAAATGATGAGCGATATCGACGTACAGATACAAAGTTTGGCACAAGAACCCGCCGAAGAGATTACGATGGAGAACACCTACATCGACTCTGACACCGGGACTGTGCAGTTCAACGATACCGCTGCGATTAAACTCGTTCTTGACAACGCAGAGCTCGCGGACAATTTTCTCAACATCAATCAGTGGGCCAGCGGTTGGACGATGTCTGACTTGCTGTACCAATCGCCGATGTCTACGGACAGCGCGAACAACGGAACGGACGTAGCAACTTCGTCAGTTCCGAAGTTCATGGTCTCGAACCACATCAGCTCGATTGTCCCGAAGATTATGGGCGGCATCTTCTACGAAGACCCATGCTTCCTACTTCGTCCGAGCCCGGGCACCACGCCGGAAGTGATTCAGGCGAAGACCGCGATGTTCACGTTCCAACTCAAAGCCATGCGCTTCGAAGAGGAAGTGGAGCGCGGGTTGGAGCAGATGGCCTTGCTTGGCACGGCAATCTGGAAGTGGGGCTACGCTGAGTACGAAAAGACCGAGAAGAAGTACAAGCGCTACGCGCCCAAGGTTCAAGTGCCGAGCGGCCTCGCGACCGAGCCGATTGACACGCCGGATTCGGACGACTATGAGATTGAATTTTACAAGAAGACAGTCTCTCACCCGTGGATTAAGTACTGCGACATCCGCACGGTCCTTGTGGACCCGGGATGCCGCGTAGGCGATATCCGTTCTTCGAAGTGGGTTATCTGGCGCGACTACGCGACCTATCAGGATTTGGAGCGTTTGCGCGGCGTCGAGGGTTACAACATCCCGAGCGAAGATGTCCTTCGTCAGATGTTCATGAAGACGACCTCGCCGGGGCCGGACAACATTACGATGACCATTCCCGAGGGGATGATGGGCTACTTGCAGCACGCGAAGCCCCGTTCGTACAAGACCAGCGCGGACCCGAACAGAGCTCCGTTGGAAGTCTTGGAATATTGGGACAACGAGAAAGTCATCGTTGTGCTCATCTACAACGGTCATAACATCCTTATTCGCAATGAAGCGAACCCGTACGGAAAGGTTCCTTTCTATTCGGCAAACTGGCGCAATATCCCGGACTCGTTCTATGGTCAGGGACTCGGTCTGCTGATTGGTTCGGAGCAAATAGTTGAGCAGGGTGTAACGAACCTCGCTCTCGACTTGCTAGCATATTGCTTGCAGCCCGTGGCGCTTCGCAAGAAAGGTTTCAACGCGCCAACACAGAATACACGCTGGGAGCAAGGCGGCATTATCGACGTCGAAGAAGACGTTGAGAAGGCCTTCAAGTTCCTACAAATGCCAACACCTCCTCAAGAGGCGTTCGCATTCATTCAGCAATCACAGTCAGCTGGTGCAGCTACCTCGGGCGCAAATGAGCAGGTGGTTCAAGGCGCGGGACACGCAGGTATCAGCACGACGGGCATGAGAAGTGGAACCGGAGCGGCGGCGGTTGTTCAAGCCAATGCTTCGCGTCTTGATGGACCGACCGGACGATTCATTCGTCAGGTTTTCGAACCGTGGCTATTCCAAATGGATGACCTCGACAATGATTTGTTGCCGACCTCAGTCATCAAGGATATTCTCGGCGAGAAGATTGGCAACGATTTTAAAGTTGACCATATCGCATACCGTAACGCTAAAGTTGAATACGAAGTTCTCGCGGGAGCAAACCTCGGTGCCAAAAAAGAAATGGCACAGGCTCTTCCAATCATGATTCAGTTGTTGAACAACCCGGTCTTCGTCGCAAATGCAAACGATGCCGGATATCAGTTCGACGCAGTCGCCATCTTCCAAGCATTCACGGATGCGGCAGGCTGGAAGTTCAGTCAAGCCTTCTTACGAGAGATGACTCCGGAAGAGAAACAGAAGCACGACGCGAACAGCCCAGCAGCAATGCAGGCCGCTCAAATCAAGGCAGCGCAAGTTCAACAGCAACAGAAGTTTGAACAAGAACAAACGCTGGAAAACCAGAAGCAGCTCGGCAAGGCAGGTAACGAGGCCTTCCGCTCTTCTATCGAGAAATCAACCAGCCCGGAACTTTCGGGCGGCCCGGACCAGACACAAGGCTTCGGTTCAACAACGGCACTATAAGGATGGGCGGCTTGTCCGCCCCCTCACAATACCTGAAAGGGTGAAGGAATAAAATGGCAGAATCAGAAGGCCGTAAAGTATTAGGCTATGGGCTCTCATATGATGAGCGCATCGGCCTTGCACAGTTGGTGAATCAGCCGGGATGGAAAATTCTTGTGCGCTTGATGGCAGAGGCCTGCCGCAACGCGACCGAGGAAGTTATCAAGCTGAAGCCAACCACAGAACGTTACGCGGAAGTGCTCACTGGGTTGCAGACCACCGCGCACGCTATGAACAAATTTTCTGCTGAGGTCCTCGACTCCGTCAAGGTCCACCAGCGAAGCGCAGTACAAGAGGCAAAGCAGCGCGAGAATCCTTCTTCGGTGCCACCAGCACCGCAGAATCGTTTTCAAATGCCGATGCCAAAATCTCCCGTCGAGGGACCGCAGTCGAATCAATAAGGACATACAATGAGTGCAATGACTCAAGAGCAAGTGCAGCAAATGGATTTGAAGGCAATCGGAAAAGCTCTAAGAGACCCGGCTGTCTTGGCGGATAAGCAAACGACCCGCATTCTCGCCACGCGCGCATCCCAGTTGATGCAAGAAGCGCAGGAGCGAGAAGAGCAGCTCGATGCTCAATTAACCCGCG